GTACATTTCTTTGAAAACATTTGATGACTGACAAGCAAAGATACAATTGGGATTTACGGTCGTCATTTTCTTCAGGGGATACATCGTCTCACATCCGATAGAAATTACTATATCAGTTTCCAATGCATTTATGTCATGGTATGCAAATGGAACGTCCCAATTGATATGATTGAGTTCGATACCTCTGTCATTATTATAGTGCCGATTAAAAACCTTTGATAGTTCTAGTGCATCGTTATCGACATCAATCAGATTTATTTTCTTGACAGATAGATTCTCACAAAGAAGTGGAACAAGGGGGAACCCCAACCAAGAATTTAGAATAGTTACATTCAACTGCTCGGTTAATTCAATACATTTCTGCAATTCTTCGACCAACCAAATAGCAGCATCCATTGTATTTGGGTTCATGGACTTACGGAAGTCCTCGTGTTTATGTGGCATTTCGTGGGCGATCTTATCTAACCCGTCGCCCCAGTTTCGGTAATTATTCAAGTAATTATAATTTAACATCTTGTGGTCTTTCCATTGAATCGTATAAACAAATAAGTGGTTCTTCTCGGTGTACTCGCTCCCTCACATCAATCGGCCACATGTACCCATAGTTGTAACTGTATACCCAACCATCTGGGAAAAAATTAATTTTTAGTAGTTGTTCTCTTTTGTGACCGAATAGATTATCAAGGCCGCGATAATGAAAAAACATTTGATCAGGATAATCTGTCACAAACTTGGTAATCTTATCAACATCTAATCTATCATTCCATCTCAACACACTAGAATTTAGATCCGTATATGCCCGAGGAATGTTGTGTGTATCTCGTTTCATTCTTTCCATATTATGCCAATGAGTGCGAACAAATGATAATCCCTCTCCTGGATCGTGGTCTACAATGCAATCGATATTGTTTTGAATGCCGATATCCAGATCGAGAAAAAGTTTTTGTCCATAATGATTTACAACCCTTCGATCAAACAAGTATAGTTTGTTCCACCACTTCTCATAGTAGTTGTCTTCAGGAAATGGAATTACAATGACATCGGTATGCAATCCAATCGGGTGTTCAGTCAAACAATAAAAATTAAAATCAGTTGTTATGTGCTCTCTGCATTGTTCAAGAACACGATTGACATGTTCCGAATCATATTTGAAACCCCATTTAACTGTGTAAATATTAATCATCAAACGTTCCAATGCTGTAAAAGATCAGGATCGACGAGCGATTCCTGCTTCACTTTGCCTCTGCGGTTATCTTGGAACGGTAGTAAGTCCACATTAAACACGCAAAGGATACAATCCTTTCTATATATTCCGACTCCTAGATCTTCTGAATCCCAATCACGACCTCTATTGTATGAATATGCAAATGTGTTTGGAAAATGTTTCCAAATCGGTGTGTTACTAAAATCGCCCCAGCGCCAACTGTGATAGTTGTCTGTTCCGTCGGTGAATGTAAACCAAATGCGTTCTTGGTGTTCTAGGACATCATGCCAGATACATTCCGTTTGATCATCTGACCACACCATGCAACTACCATTGGTATATGCACCATGTGCCAACATAAAGTTACGAGACTTCATAGGTCTTGGATCCTGCCACCAAGAGCGTAACTTGGTAGGATTCTCTAAGTCATAGGTAATGATGGGCGATAGATCATTTTGAATGATGACATCAAGGTCGAAAAAGACAAATCTTCCAGTGGGTTTATCGTCTGCGAAGTTATGTGTATTAAAGATGAACGTCTTTGGTCTGTCCCAACAACGTGCCATTCCGTATTTGAAATCCTCAGATCCGAACCAGTATTTCGGATGGATGTCGGGAATGTCTGGGAAATCGACAACTTTAATTTCTTCATCGAATCCATCACTATCGTCAGTATAGCAATAGAAGTGAAACTCAAATTCTTTTGGAGTATTTTTCTTCGTCATCCGATAAAGACGGTTTACAAACTCAGCGGAGTATTTGGTGCCCCATTTACAACAGACGTAATTGACTCTCATTCACAATTCCATAATCTAATAATTTTTTTATCTACGCAATCAGATAATTCGATTTGTTCTTTTGCCGAGGGGTGTGGCACATTATCAGTATTGAACAAACAGATCTTAGCATCTTTACGAAACTTAAATCGTTCTATGTCGTCGGGATAATGTTTACCACGATTCCACGAATAGATCCATCCGCCTGGAATATTTTTCCAGAAGTCTCTCTGTCTCCAGTAATGATAGTTATCGCTTCCTTTGAAGAAAGTTTTGAATACGGATTCAGAATTCTCGATAACATCTTCGTAGATATGTTCACATGATTTACCAGGCCATAACATCATACTGGAGTTGAAAAAAGTTCCGCGAATATCAATAAACAGTCTGTCATGTTTCTGTGATTGTGGTTGCCAACGACATTGAATGATTCGAGGTTTCTGCGCAAGTTCTAGAACTTCAGTAATATCTTCTTGGATTACAACATCAAGATCAAAATAACACCAGTTGCCTTCATATCCTAACCAGTTATGTGAATTGAATACAGTAAATTTTGCTCTGTCAAAACAGAAGGTTTCTTTACCGAACCAATATTTGGGATGTAAAATTCCATCATCAGGGATCGGTGTAGTATCACACTCAATCCCTTCTGCGTCATCAGTATAGCAGGTAAATGTAAACTCGTTTGCGTAGTTTCGTTTTACCATGTTATATAAATTGTTCACATATTTTGCGGGATACTTATCACCCCACTTAATACATACGAAGTTCATCATACTTTTTATCTGCTCCAGGAAACTGATCTAACCCATTTAACAATGCTAGTGTAAATTCTGGGCGATACACAAATGAATCATTATCGCCGCCATAATAATCTGCTCCATATACAAAGGAGTAAACATCACCTGATGGAAAGTAATTGAATCTAAAATCTTCATGCCATAAAAACCTATCATCTCCGAAATATTTTAACATAAAATACTCAGGGTTGGTGTTGAAGTGATCCCATATATGTTTAGCAGTTCCTTCTTTCCACATCATCACACTTGAGTTATAATTACTCAAGTAACGCATGTCATGGGTTTCGCCAACATAATCTGGAAATTCTTTGTTCTTCCAATAAGTATACACTATTGTTGGAACTTTGTCAAGGTATTTCCACAAATGATCAATATTTTTTTGAATACGAATATCCAGATCTAGGTAAAGAACGTCGCCCAAATCTTGACTGAACAACCAAACTTTATACCAGTGACCCTCGATGTCATCTGGTAGAGGACAAGAAATAATAATAGGATCAAGTCCAGTTGGATCATCTGTGAAGCATAAATAGTTATACTTACGCTCGGTCGCTTCAACGATTTTATTTACATCGTCAGCGGAATATTTTGTGCCGTATTTAAGTGTCACTATTGTTTGCATAACGTTCTCGATTTTATAAATAATATAGAATAATTTATAAGGGTTCTCCATGGCTGCAATTCAAAATCTATATATTGATCAAGGAACTACATATTCTTTGTCATTATTGGTCGATGACCAGAATGGCGATTCTAAGGATCTTACAGATTATATTGTTGCAGCACAGATGCGCAAGTCATATCACTCAACAACTGCTATAAATTTTACTGCAGAAATATCTTTGCCAGAGGACGGGGAAATTACTATTTCATTGACTGCTGTGCAAACATCAGCAATAAAAGCAGGGAGATATGTATACGATATTGAAATTACAAGCGATGAAGAAACTCTAAGAGTTTTAGAAGGAATTGTTGTAATTAATCCGGAGGTGACAAAATAATGGCAATAAAAGTTACCGTACCACTTTCAAATACTATAAATACAAGTATAGTAAGTAAAAGAACGCAAACTAAAATTGAAACACTCGCAGATGTAGATGTAGAAGGTATTCAAGATGGATACACATTAATCTATAATACTGTTACTAATAAATGGGAAGCAGTAGATCCTGCTACTAATGTGAATTTGGGAATAATAGACGGCGGAACATTTTAACCACTAACCCAACAAGTAATCAAACAAGGAAACTGACAATATGTCTACAATTATTCAAATTAAAAGAAGTTCAGGTGCAACTGCTCCAGCAACGTCCGCCCTCCTAGAAGGTGAAATGGCATATGCACAGGACGCCAGCAACAGCGGCGCAAGTGCAAAACTTTACATCGAATCAGTGGAAGGTGGTTCTGCCGCAATTCATGCTGTTGGTGGTAAGTATTTCACAGACAAGGTTGATGCTCGTCTTATCGACGCAACATCATCAGTTGGTGGTAAAGCAACCTTTGCTGAAGGAACAGATAACGGTTCCAACAAAGTAACTCTAAAGGCACCAGATACTCTTGCCGCTGATCTTACTCTGATCCTTCCAACCGCAGACGGTACAAACGGTCAGATCCTTACAACAAACGGTTCAGGTCAACTCGCATTCTCTGCACCTGCTTCGTCTTCATTCACAATCAGCGACAACCAAGGAGTTCCTAATACTGATTCCTTCTCGACTGGTGGAACTCTGACTTTTGCTGGTACTGCTGGTATCAAAACAACTATTACAGACAATTCAGTTGGTATCGTTGCTGATATTACTGGTGCAACTGCTCTGACATCACTTGCTGATGCAGACGAATTCCTTGTTTATGATGCTTCGGCAACTGCAAACAAGAAGATTACTGCTGAAGATATTGGCGATTACATCTATGCTGCCGTTTCTGGCGACATTACAATCAGTGAATCAGGTGTTGCCTCGATTGCTGCCAACTCGGTTGCTCTTGGAACCGACACAACTGGTAACTATGTTGCTACTGTTGCTGGAACTGCAAACCAAGTTACTATCACAGGTTCAGGTTCTGAAGATGCTGGTGTAACTGTTGCTCTTACAGAAAACGTTACTCTTGTTGGTGACCTAACAGTTGGTGGTAACGACATTAAGGCAAATGGCGGAACTACTTCTATCACTCTTTCGGGTGCGGATGTTTCGGTTGCTGGTGACCTAACAGTTACTGGAAACGACATTAAGTCATCTTCTGCTACTGCTCTTACACTTGACGGTGCAAACGTTGCTGTTGCTGGCGATCTTACCGTAACTGGTAATGACATTAAGTCATCTTCTGCTACTGCCCTTACACTTGACGGTGCTAACGTTACTGTTGCTGGTGATCTAACTGTTGGTGGTAATGACATTAAGGCATCTGACGGAACTACTGCTCTTACACTTTCGGGTGCTAACGTTACTGTTGCAGGAAACCTAACAGTTTCGGGAACAACAACTA